TGTTGGAAGTGGAGCGATTCACTTCTTGAGATTTTAACTTCGCTCTTATTTCAGCTAATGATGCCATAATGTAAGCCTCCTTGTGTGCCTATGTTTGTTGTTTGTGCCTAAGTGTATATTAGACATATAGTACGTAATATACAACTATATTTATCTAATGTCTACTACTATTATTGGTAATATGGTTCTAAATATATCTTAGTCATTTTTTACCATTATGTAATCATGTCCAACTACATCCACTATTTCATAACCTAATTTTTTCAAGAAATTTAAAGCTTCATCTTTTACACCTTTTTTCCAGAGTTCGGCTGAACCATTTTCTTCAACAGTAATTGTTGGATAATACTTTTTAATTGTGTTTTCAGCACCCTTTAGTACTTTTAATTCGTGCCCTTCAACATCAACTTTGATGTAATCAACATCTTTGAAATTAAAACTATCTAGAGTTTTTTGTATTATAAGTTTTCCTTTAATACCTTTTCTCTTTTCTGTTATGACACCATTAAATGACTTTACATCTTCTCTGACGTCTCCTAATGCACAATTATAATATTTTAAATTTTTAGGTTTATTTTGAGGTTTGTTCCATTTCCCCGGTCTATAATCAAATGATCTTACTTTTTGAAAATCCTTTGACATGGGTATACTAAAATGGCCATCTCTACAACCAACATCAATGGAAGTTCTAAAATTTTTTATATAGGGTTTAGCTTTATTGTAAACCGCAAGGGCAAGTTTAAGATTTTCATACATGTATGATATTTAAACGTACAAAGGTATTGTGGGAACTTATATGTTAGCCAGCGTTTTTATTCTGTCTAGTTCTGTGTTGATCTTTTCTGCTTCTTCTTGATCTTTTGCTATTTCTTGTTCTTTGTCTTCTGCTTCATCATCAGGATCTCTAACAACCATGTCTGGAGCATTATCTTCTGGTGTGAAGAACTCTTCAAGTTGTAGTCCTGCCATCTCTATGGCGTCTTTCAGAGTGTACTCGTCGTCACCTACTTTGAACTTATCGCCTGCTTTCATGCCCGCCGCTTTTGCCTTCTGCACTGCCTGTGCGAACTGATTGCCTTCGTTTGTTTTGTCTGTGTATCCAGGTGTACCTGCTTTCATTTTTTTGTAAGCAGTTGTGTTCAGCATCTTATCTGCTTTTGATACATCTAATTTTTTTTCTTTTTCTTCATCCGGAGTTTTGAACATGCCTTTATTTGTTAAATCTATTGGTTTTGCATATTCGTCTACATCCACGGTGTCCACGCCGCCTGACGCGACTTCCATTTCGCCTGCTCTCAACTTGTCATAGTTAAGTCTTAAGAAATCTTGTGCCTCTTCCTGATCTACAGTTGAGAAGATTGTTTTTTCATTTCTGTCTAGTACATTGTATCTCATCTTACCGTCTTTCTCGCCTCTGCCCATTGACACGTAAGGTTTGATTCCGCCTTCGTCGATCATAGAGTCAACCCAGCCTTCGAACGCTTCAGTTTCTTTTGCTTTGCCTTTGATGTCTTTCTTAGGTGCAAATTCTCCTGGTTCCATTCTTACTTCTTTTCCGTATTCTGGATCTGCCTGCATTTTCTTGTAGTCGTCGATGTATCTTTTGGCCAACTGCACTGCAATTTTTTTATTTTTCACGTAGTCTGGTGTGGCTTTGAATGTTGCTGAATTCTCTTGTTCCATTTCGTCTGCAACTCTTGAAGCAAAGTTTGCCACCCTGTCTTCTTCGCCTGATTTAGTTAATAATCTAGATGCTATATCTGATAGTATAGAACTTAACATTGTGTTTTTGTTTGTGAATTTTGTAACTTTCAACATCTTGTCTGCTGTGTCGTCTTTTCTTAACACTAATTTTTGATCTGGGTCATTCAAGAAACTTTGCACAACTGCACCATGGTCTACTGGCGCCTGTACAGGTGCGTCAATAGGCTCTTCGCCTGGATCTAATTCGTTAACTTGTTCTTCTTTAGGAGCTTCTAGCTCACTCATTATTCTGTTTATAATTGGCAGTGCATCTTCAACCCTACTGTCTAAATTAGTCATTGTAAACTTTTCTCTCATTTTGTTAACAGTCTCGTCATCTAATACTTGTTCTTCAGATGTTTTAAAATCTTTACTTGCGTTTTCGTAATGTGTTTGATTAGAGAGGTTCTTCATATAACCTCTTAGATTTTCTAACTTTAGTTTTGTTTGCTCTATGATGTCACCTGCGTTGTCATTCAATTGATCTTTATTTGTAACGTATCTAGAGAACGAATTTAATTTAGCTATGTCTTCTGAAGTGCTGACTATGTGTTCTCCAAATTCATCATGTGGTCTTCCACCATTGGCAACGTGTCTCATCATTGCTCTTGCACCTGCTAGGTGTGTAAGTGGATACTTGAATCTTTCTCCATCACCGTTCTCGATGTAAAGTGATTGTATCTGTCGTGATCTTGCACCTGGCACAGTCTCGTCAACTTTGCCTTTGTGTCTGATTATTAATCTTGTTTTGTCTAGGTTCTCGTATGAACGTTTCGCAGTTCCTGTTAGGCCTTCTGTAACACCTGCTAATTTTGTTATTCTTGCTAGTTCTTCCGACATTTCATCAGTATTTACCGTTTTGTTCGTATCTGCAAGATTTTCATAATCCTGCTTCGTTAGGTTGTTTTTAGTGATATCTCTAACGTCAAATCTTAGCTGATGTTCGACTGCAAAGTCCTTTAATTCTTTAAGGAAAGCGTACCATTCGTCCCTGCTGTCTTCGTCAATTTTGCTCACTAGATCTCTATTGTAGTAGACTTTCATGTTCTCACCGTCGGCTAAACTTATGCTTACAGAACCAAAAGTGTCTGCATCTTCCTGGAATTCAAATTCAAAGAATACAGCATCTCCCGGATTGGCTGTAGCCGCACCGTTTCCGTCACCTAATCTTATGTTTGAAAACTGTGATCTTATTTTATTAAATAGATCTTGTGAATTTTTAGGGTTCATATAGTGTATTTATTAACCTGTGAACGATCCAAATATAGGCATTGGTGTTATTTGACTAGTACGATCAGTCCATTTTTCAAATATTTTAGGGTCAAAATCCGCTAACACTTTCATCATACGTGTCATTAACAAACAAGAACTTACGAGGTCGTCATGCTGTCCGGGTTTAGCACTGAAACTCATTCCAGAGGCAACAAAATCCTTTAGTTCTGAGATCAAAAGTTTTGAGTTTATCTTCATTTTATCATTTTCAACAAGCTCTTTAAATTTTGTACATGCATCAATCTTGTGTTTTGCAGTTGTGTTAAATCCTCTTCTAAATTTACGTCTGTGTCCTTTTCTTATTGGTTCCGATAAGAACATTCCTTGTATATTCTCTTCACCTATGTCCATCACTCTCATCAACGCCGCTTCACCTATTGAATTGTTTTCCATGGAATAGAATATTTGTGGAGTTGCTGTGGCATCCTTTTCCATTATTGCGTCGTGTATGTGTTTTGTGATTCCTTGTAGTATTCTTACCTGTTGATTCATTGGTGTTTGGTTGTGTTGCCACTCGCCGATTTGTTCAAATGTAGGCAATTCAAAAACTTGTATTGCGGCATAATCCCCACCTGTACCCATGCTAGGATCTAAGGACACCATGTATGTGTGTCCTGGAGTTGGACGTTTGTACCAACGTACCTGTCCTGTTGTTTCCACTGGTGCCACACCTTCCATGTCTGCCAGGTGTATACTATCTATAAGTGTTTCATCGAAGATTAAGAATTCACATTCGTGTTCCCTTCTAAATCTCTCTTCTCCTATTCTGGACTTCTCTGCTTCTGCCCAGGCTTCGTCTCTATCTGGGTGTTCGTTCCAGTGCGCCTTCATGGCATAGAAGCCGTTTGTGCCTATTACTTTATCATTGCCGTACTCATCAAATCTCTTGTTTGCTTCTTTCCAAATCATTGCAAACTGGTCTTCGTCACTGTTTGGTGTTGAAGTTATCAAGCATTTTCCACCTGTACTCAACGTTGGAGATAGTGAAGTCCAAAACTCTTTGGCTTTGTCTGGTGGTTGCACGAACGCAAACTCATCACAATATATCAAAGTAAGTGACATACCCCGCCCTGTGTTCTCAGTGGTAGTGGTTGCCATTATCTTTGAGCCATTGTCAAATTCTATTGAGTTCCTGTTGTACTGTGTCACACCTGCCTTGATCCAGCTGGGCAACATCTCGTAGGCATAACGCACCCTCGACATGATGTCTGATGCTCCTGCGTATTTGTGTGCCGCAATTAGTATTTGTGAATCTGGTCTAAACATAGCATACCATATAAGGTATCCTGATGCACAGGTTGTTTTTCCTGTTTGCCTTGGCAACATTGATATACTGAATCTATGATTGTTGTAAGCTTCTACTAATCTTTCTTGATATGGGTAAGGTTCAAATTTCATTTCACCTTTAGTGGGGTGTTGGATCTTCATGAACTGTTTCATGAAATAAAGAGGACCTGTTTTCTTATCCATACACTTTTCAAGTTGTTCAACTTGCTCTTTAGTGTATTTGTGTTTCTTGTGCGCCTTTTTAATTTGGTCGCTATCTAGTGATACATACGCCATAGTGTAGTATTTAACGCTGTGATTAGGCTAAGAAAAGTATTACTTTGCTTCTTTTTCTTCTTTGTCTTTAACGGCTTTTTTCATTGGTTCAGTTTTGTTGCCGTCTTTGTCCATATCTAAGAAGTCAGGTTTTGCCGCTTCTGTTTGATATGCTGTCTTGAAGCTTTCGTATTGTGATCTAAGACTGTTTGCCAATTCCTCTTCGGTAATTTTATCTTCTGCAGTCATTGGATTGTCACCTGGCTCTGCTCTTTTAAAAGAACTTTTCTGTCTGTTTAAGCCACCCGAGTGTTTGTTCACTAGTGAATCTACGTCCTGAACTTTTTCTTCAGGCTCGTTTGCAAAAGTTTCAGCCGCTTTTTCTTCATCCGGTGCAGTCATCATGTCTCGCATTTTTGCCATCTGCATCGATCCCATAGCATCATCATCGTGATTGTGCTCTTGATCTCCACCTGGGTGTGAGTGACTCATACCATTATGGTCATGCGACATATCATCATCTGATCCGGCTCCGCCGATCATTTTTGCATCAACTGGTTGTACACCAGCTAATTTTAAAAGTTGCATCATCATACCTGCCTCTTGTGGAGTGTCTGCAGATATTTTAATATCTTCTTTTACAGTTTCTTTCTTGTCTTCTTTACCTGCTTTTTTATCATGATATGCTTTTAGACCTGCTGGCATTTTGCCTTCAACTGCTTCTTCTGTGCCGTTGATAGCATCATAAAATCCTGCTAGGCTATCACCATGTTTCTTTAAAAATTCTTCTCTCGAAAGTTTTTCTGCTTCGTCGTGCAAGTAATCTTTCATGCCACCTTCAGTAACTTCTTTAGGATTTGTTTTTTGAACATTCTCCACAGCGTCTTTAACCAACTCAGGTTTTGTTTCAGCTATTTCTCTTAATTTTTGTAGTACGTCGATCATTTCCATAACTTTTTTCCTTTATTGTTTAAAACCCTGTAGTGTTGTTGGATGTGGATTTCCTTTTACTGGGCCCGGTCCTGTACTTATCGGTGATCCTGCAGTTTTGTCATCCTCGTTTGGCATTATGTTTGACTTTTCTTTAGGAGCATCTACTGGATTAGTTTCCCTGTCTTTTAATAATTCTTTTAGTAGGCCCATGTTGTGTTTGTCGCCATAGTGCTCTTCACCTTTAACTGGATGCTCTTGGAATTTTGTTTCTACGCTGGCTAATTTGTTTGCAAATTCTGATTTTTTTGCGACTTGCATCTCGTCTTGGTATTCCTCTGTCGGTTCACCTGGTTTTCTCACAACCATGTGCGTCATTGGAATCCTTAGTAAGTCTGAAAGGTACTCGTGCATCACTCTGGGTGACTCAGGGTAGTTTGTTGACACGTCAAATATAGTAACAGATTCGTTGCTTAAATTTGGAAAGTCCAGAGGCAGAGTCATAATTGGTGTAGTTTTACCTGCTGACATTTTAGCAAGATCAAATTTTTGCAGTGCTGTTTCTAAAGCATTTTTGTCGATGTCTTTAGATGCACCAGCGATCTTAATTTTGTAGTCATATGACTTTACTGCTTCGGTTAGGTAGTCTTTAAACGTGCTCATATGCAATATTTAGTCTTTTTTAAGTAGTTTCTTCATTAATTCATTACGGTCAGATATCACAAATCCGTCACTTTCCTCAATAAGGCCACCGTCCTTATTGCCCTGGTCTAATTTCATTTTTTTAAGCTGTAATTCAACCATTTTCAGCTTCTTGTCTATCTTTGATCCTTTTGCGTCAATGGCGTTTCTTAGGAAATTACCCGCAACTTCGAATATACGCCCCGAGTAACGTGAGTCAACATTCATGCCTAGATCCATTAGATTCTTGTAACTTTCCTCTGCTTCAACGGCTAGTTTGTCTAGTTCTAGGTCTGACAGTTCACCTAGTCCTTTGACCTGCGGTAGTGCGGCCGCGATCTTGTCAAATTCGGCGTAACTTTTCTGTAAGTTGGCCTGCGTTTTTGGATCGAGGTTCTTTGATGATGGATTATGACCATTTGCTTCTTTAATTTTTTTATCTTTTTCTTTTTTATCTACTTCTTTGAATGCTTCTTTAACATTTGGTAAATTAAGTATGTCTTCTAACTTCTTTGTCATAGTAGTATTTACTTACGTTTTCCGTTGTGAAACAACTGTTCTTCTGACACTACCCTGAACTTTATCTTTCTCTGTTTGGCATAGGCACTTGCCGCCTCCCACTTGGCCATGTTTATAACAACCTGTTTCTTTTTAGCCATGCTTTTTCCTGCTGACTCCATTGTGGTCTGACTCATCGGTTTGACTTCTACCATCTCCGCATGTTTCCTTCCATCTTTGTCCTGATAGACTATAAAGAAGTCAGGCACATACACTGTGTATTTGCCAGTAAACGGATGCCTGTAAGGTATCTTTATCGATTCACTTGCCCACTGGTACACATTAGGATGTTCGTCACACAATCTCATGAATGCGTGTTCCCAACTTGACCTGTATGTAGGTGTTTTGGTGCCCACGTACTTCGCTTGGTTCTTTGGAGAGAACTTACCTCTTGCAAATCTAGGTAACATTAGTCTATGATGTTTCTTGATACCGTCTCTTTGGCGGCCAGTGTCTTCCTAACACCCAACCTACTTGACTTGTATCTGTTGGCGTTTAAAATTATTGTGATCAATTCAGATAACAGTGCCGGGTTTGCATACGTCAACTGGTCTAGAATTTCTTGTGGTTTAATGTTGTCTATTTTTGCCTGTGAAAGAATTGCATACGCAGTAGTCTCTGCCGAAGTCCTACTGAAGCCACGCTTTACAAAGAATGCGATTGTGCTGTCATACTCGCCTACATTGAACTGATAGTCCTCTTGGTAATCGGTTGTTGTAAGTTTTTCTATTGTTTTGTCTAGATTATCCTTTTCTTTAGGTGGTAGATTTGAATATATTTCAGCCATTATAACGATGCCTTCTCTGTTGCTATTTCAACGTTCTGTGTTTGTCTAGTAATTTTTATATATCCTTCTGTCACTAACTTCCTGATATCCGTGATTGCTTTGTTAGTGTATACAGTTTGTACGTTGTCCGAAGATCCTGTGTACTCTACATCGGACTCGGCAACTGTCAGTGATTTCCTTGAACCAATATCCTTGTAGTATATGCCCGCCGCAATCTCGTCTCTGACATTACTGTCATTTGACACCAGATTGAAAGATTCATCGGCTGTTAGGAAGTCAACTGTGTTAGGTGTGCTATTTGTTATTACAGTGTTATTAGATTGGTTCTTGTTGTCGGCTGTTCCTTTTGCAGTTGCTATCACGGCACCTGCGACTACCGCCGCACCAACTGAGAATGATGCAACGGGATTGGTAATTGTGCCTGCCTGCTTTCCAACTTCTAATACACCCTCTTTGGCAATTCCTTTTAATTCTTCTTTGACATCTTTCTTTTTAATTTTTTTTGCATTGTTATATGTGTTCGACGCTGTAAGTATAGCACCGAGTATGTTTCCTGATTGGACATTTCGTATCACTGAACCTATGCCGTCTACAACCCCGCCTGGGCCAAAAACACTGTTGGTACCACCACCTAATACAGTCAGTGGACTAGGTGAATTGTCATAGTGTATTGTTGCAAATCCTGGCACGTTGTTCTTGTTAACAATGCCTGACTTGTATATTACTGTCTCATACAATATTTGCATTGTGTTGTTCATAATACCTGCACCGTCTGCCTGGTCAAGGTTATCATGTGAGAATGATCCGACCACAGGGTTGATCAAAGTCATAGATGTGAATCTTTGTTTGTGTAGCACGAAAATTTCTATACCTTTCAAGTAAGGTTTCCTTCTTGCTTTAGGTGTATCTAGACCAAACTTTGTTGTTGCCCTTGCACTTCCAAAGTCGTAATAATCATCTTTTGTATTTGAAATAGTAAGATCATTGTTCATGCCTATTGAATCTGCTATGTTGTATTCGTAATATTTCTTCCAGAAAGCATTTACTGTGTCTGCATGATCATCATGGAATGTTATGTTAACAGGATCATATGCAATCCTGGTTGCTGTGTACATTTTTTTATTATATTGAACTTTTTCTTCCATGCTCATGTCATACTTTGGCAGGTCACATGCCTTAACCAACATGTTCAACTCATATCTCTCGTGGGCACTAAAACCGTCTACGAAAAGTGTCTCATCTGTGTTGAAGACAACATGAAACAGAAATTTCTGTTTGGGCATCAGTTTATGATTGTTATCTATGTACAACCTAGATGCGTGTTGGTAATCCTTCATTGCAGGTAATCCGTCCTGGAAACCTTGTAGGAAGTTGTTAATGCTTGGCATAGTGTTATTTATAGTCACAAAAAAAGCGCCTATAAAGACGCTTTTTTCACTTTATAATTGCTAACTTAAACTTTTATTATTGTCCACCACCTGTACTTAATGTACCGATCGTTCTAGCTACTGCTGTTCCAATTCCTGTGCCTGTTGGAGTTTGGATAGCGTTGTCATATCTAATTGACATTGTGATAGTAGCTGGGTCTGAAGTTGCGTATGCTAGTGTGTTGTAGTTAACGTTCTCAACATATGCACCGTATAACTCAAATGTTTCTAATACATTTGGTGCACTTGCTCCGTTACCACCGTCAAGCATTTCAATTCTAGCAGTGAATTTGTAGTCGATACCCGATGCCGCTGAACTTTGTTCAAAGAAGTCGAACTGTTTCTGTATCTGTTCTCCAACTAGTTTTGTGACTGAGTTGTTGACGTCATCTCTTAGGTTGATTGTTATTGGATCCCAAGTGTGTTTACCTGCAACATAAACTTTTGAGTTGTAAACATCTAGTGTTACATTGTCAAAAGTCAAGTTAGGTCTTGTTATGTCAATAACTTGTTTTGTTAGTTCTGATCTTGGTGTTGATACTCCAAAATTTTCCAGTATCGCTCTAAAACGATATTGTAGTTTTGGCATCAACAAGCCTTGTGATGCTGAACTTTGATCGTTTGCTAAAGGTACTGTAAATTTTGATAAAGTTGATATTGCCATCTGTTTCTCCTATTTATTCAAAATTAGTTCCCTAACTTTGCAATTTCTCCTGTGTTTTTG